TGCCTGAAGAACTTGTCCGTCTGAAGTACATCACTGGATACGCAAAACTTTATGAGAAGAATGAGTATAGTAAAGCATACGTTTCCCAGAAACAAGCCGTGAATATGGCTAATTATAAGAAGGAGCAGAAAGAAAATGATTGATGTATCAAAGAAAATCGTAATGAAGCCCATTACTGAAGTAAAGCCCTATGTGCGTAATCCTCGCAAGAATGAAAAGACAGTCAAACTGCTTGTGGATATTATTCCGAAAGTCGGCTTTAATGTTCCTCTGGTTATTGATAAAAATGGCATTATCGTCAAAGGTCACGCTCGGTATGCCGCCGCCATTCAGCTTGGAATGGATTCTGTACCGTGCGTTGTGACGGATGCCGATGAAGAAGCCATTAAACTGGACCGGATTGCTGACAATAAAATCTCTGAGTTTTCCGAATGGGTTACAGATGAACTGCTTCATGAAGTGGATATGCTGAATATTGACTTTGATTTGACTGAGCTTGGACTTCCGTCTGTGGCGTTTGATGATATTCCAGAACCGGATTTTGACGAGCCTTCTGGCGGTGATGATCCTGAACGTGCTGAAAAGTATAAGAAGTTTCTGGAAGAACAGCAAGCCAAAGAAGAAGCTCGACTTAAAAAACGTGTTGAACAGGCTGCTGGTCGGATGACGCCTGATGCTGTGGCTGAAGAAAACAAAAAGTATCAGAAATACTGGAAGGTTGTCTGCCCTGAATGCGGTAAGGTTATTTATGTCAAGGAAGGGGAAGCCGTATGGGAGATTCAGGAAGATACATCGCAGGAACAATAACAGTACCTGAACGGAAAAGCGTAATAGCTCCCGTTGTTCATGAGTTCAAGCGTGTTGGGATAGAGCATAAAGTGTTTGTCGATCCGGAGCATAAAGGGCATAAATGGAATATTACCAGAATGATGCTTTATCTTTGCACTCATTATCAGGACAGAAACGCAATTATAACGATGGATGATATCCTGTTTAAGGATGGATGGCTTGAGAAATGCGATGAGGTGCTTGATAATTCTGATTATCAGGTAGTAACGCTTTTGACAAATCGGAATTATACTGCAAATGACGTATGCGGAATCCATAAGGCAGACCAAAATTGGTGGATGTACGATCATTTTGTTCTTTTCAGGCAAGGTGTTTTGCGCCCTGAATGGTTTGATAAATTTATGGATTTTTGTCAGCATGAAACGCACCATCCGAAAGAAATAAACCATTACGACAACATGATAGGGCATTTTCTGCTTTTGAAAGGCTACAAGTGTGGGATTGTTCGTCCGAACTTTATTAAAATGCAGGACGTAAAGTCTATTTTGGGGCATAGGATTGTGGTAAAAGATGATAATTGAATGCGCTGTTAAACAAATATATGAATTGTTTCCAGATTTTGATAAGCGCTTTAAATTAAAGAGTAGTTATAAGCCTTATGTTCTGTTTACTGATGGTATTCCGGTTTCGTGCCTATGTGTGGCTCTTGAGGGTAAAAAATATGCTAAAATTCATGCTTGTTTTACACCAGCTCGGTACAGACGGAATGGATATTTGAAAGAATTGCTTACTGGCGTTTTGTCATTGTATAATGATAAGACGATTAAAGCCGACTGTCTTCCTGCAAGCGTAGGCGTGTTTCTGTCTTGTGGATTTAAGTATTCGTCAAAACGGTACTGTAATGGCTATACGCTTTATCACACAACGAAAGAAGGTGACAAGAATGGCTCGTCCTCGCAAGGAGATTGATTCGGAACAGTTTGAGAAACTGTGTGCGTTACAATGTACGCTTAAAGAAATTGCAGGTTGGTTCGGTTGTTCTGAGGATACTATTGAGCGTTGGTGTCAGCGTGAGTATCAGGATGAAAATGGTCAGCCGATGAGTTTTGCGGATGCATATAAAAATTTTTCGGTTGATGGCAAAATTTCGCTTCGTAGATTTCAGTTCAAAATGGCTGAGAAGAATCCATCTATGGCAATCTGGTTGGGCAAACAATGGCTCGGACAGCGTGACAACATTGATGTTGGTATGAGCGTTGATGACAGAGCTAAAGAAGTGGAGGCTTTAGATGCCTACTTTGCTGAACGCAACAAAGAAAGAGATACTTGATTATCTCACAAGCTATCCTGCCGATCTTGGCAGGATTCTTGGCTTTACGGACTTCACTGATCTGCACAACGGATGGCTGAAGAAAATTGTCCTTCCCAAAGGTGACTTTACACTACAAGCACATCGTGGCTCATTTAAGACAACCTGTCTGTCTGAAGGGATAGCTCTCCGTATGCTTTTTTATCCACATGAGAACACGATTTTCATGCGTAAGACAGGCGGTGACGTTGTGGAAGTTGTCCGTCAGGTATCAAAGATACTGCATAGTCCGATTATTGCGTATTTATTCAAGTGTCTGTATGGTTATGATATTGGCTTTGTATCAGAGAACAGTGCGTCTATAACGCTGAACAATTATGACACTACCAGAGGCGCCGCACAGCTATTGGGTATTGGTACAGTCGGTAGCTTAACAGGTAAACACGCTGATTGTGTGATAACAGACGATATTGTGAACATCAATGATCGCACGAGTAAGGCTGAACGTGATCGGATAAAGTTAGTCTATCAGGAACTGCAGAACATTAAGAACCGTGGCGGAGTAATCATCAATACTGGCACTCCTTGGCACAAAGAAGATGCTTTTACTCTGATGCCAAACATCGAAACGTATGACTGCTACAATACCGGACTGTTGACTGATGAACAGATTCAAGCATTAAAAGAAAATATGACGCCCAGTCTGTTTGCCGCAAATTATGAACTGCGTCACATAGCCTCTGACGATGTGATCTTTACAGAGCCTCAAATCGGCGGTGATCCTTCGTTCGTGGAACAGGGTTCGGGGCATATAGACGCCGCTTATCATGGAGAAGATTACACAGCGTATACTCTGATTCGGTTAGTTAACGGCAAATACTATGTGTATGGCAGGATGTGGCGTAAGCATATAGATGATATTCTGGATGAAATTCTGGAAATTCATCACGGCTTTATGGGTGGTAAGATTTACTGTGAAGAGAACGGTGACAAAGGCTATCTTGGCAAAGACTTGCGCAAACGTGGAGAGCGAGTGGTTATTTATTCAGAGCATATGAATAAATATGTAAAAATCACAAGCTACTTGAAATTCGAATGGCAGAATGTTATATTTGTCAAGGGCACGGATGCGGAGTATATTAACCAGATATGTGACTTCAATGACAACGCTGAACACGATGATGCTCCAGACAGTCTATCTAGCATGATTCGTGTGATTCCGAATAAGGTGCGTGGCGAAGGATATCTAAATGTGTTTGGGAGGGCATGAGCATGAAAACGTATCAGGACTTACTTGCTGTTGGTGAAGATGAAAAGGAACGGATGCAGTTCTGCCTGTCTGCCATTAAAGAGCATCAGTCCAGTCTAAAGTACAGGATTGCAGAAGATGCTGAGTTGTACTACAGGAATCTGAATCCGACAATCATGCGTCTTCAGAAATTCATTCGGAACGCTATGGGGCAATCTGTTCCTGACAACTTCTCGCCTAACAATAAGATTCCGAGCAATCTGTACCATTATTTTGTCACGCAGGAAGTTGAAACACTTCTGGGCAATGGTGCGACCTTTAAGAAGGACGATACAAAGGATAAGCTCGGAAAAGACTTTGACCAGAAGTTACAGGAATGTGCAAAACACGCTATTAATGGGTCATGTGCATATGGATTCTGGAATTTTGACCATATTGAAGTATTCAATTATCTGGAATTCGTGCCTCTGTACGATGAATATACCGGAGAGTTAATGGCAGGAATCCGGTACTGGCAGATCGATTCAGCGAAACCCCTTTGTTTGGCTTTATTTGAGCCAGACGGCCTTACCGAATATGTAAGGGAAAAAGGTAAGGACATGGAAGTAAAGACGCCCAAAAGGGCCTTTAAAACGCTTAAAATACGGTCCGAAGCTGAAGGTGAAATGGTGACTTCCGGTAGCAATTATGAAACGCTTCCGGTTGTTCCTCTGTACAATGAGGATAAACAGTCTGCCATTATCGGAAAACAAAACACGTTGGACGCATACGATCTTACGCTGTCGCAGATGGTGAACAATGTGGATGACGGCAATTTCATTTACTGGATATTGAAGAATTGTGGCGGTATGGACGCTGTTGATGATGAACGGTTTATCAGTCAGTTGAAAATCACACACATGGCTCACGCTGATGGAGATTCTGGTGCAGGTGTGGAAAGTCATGTTGTTGAAGCTCCATATGCGGCGAACAATTCGACTCTGGAAAACTTAAGGCGTCAACTGTTCGATGATTTCATGGCTTTGGACACAAAAGAGATCGCAGGTGGGGCTGTTACTGCCACACAGATTAAGGCGGCGTATGAGCCTTTGAACAGTAAGTGCGACCAGTTTGAATTTAATGTCATTGATTTTGTGAACAGGATTATGGCTCTTGCAGGAATTGACGATGATGTAAGCTTCGTTCGCAGCAAGATTGTAAACACGAATGAAGAAATCCAGAACACGCTTGCCTCTGCCGAATATCTGGATTCTGGTTATATTACGAAGCGTATCCTTACGCTGATGGGTGATCCTGACAAATACAATGAAGTTATAGATGCGTTGATTGCAGAGGATTCGGCGAGATTCGATGCTGAAGGCGAGGTAGAAGTAGATGAGTCTGTCCAGTAAGTTTGGTGACGCTCGTATGAAGCGTTTGGGGAAAAGACTTCACAAAATATACGCACAAGCGAGCGAGGAATTGACCGAAAAGGTTGATTCCTTTTTTGCAGATTTTGAGCGTTTAGACAAAGAGAAAAAAGCATTGGTTGATGCGAAAAAACTGACAGAAAAAGAGTACATGGTATGGCGTAAGAATAAAATCCTGATGAACAAAAAGTACACGGACTTGCGTGATTCTATGGCTCAAAGGATGACAGAAGCAAATAAGATCGCTGCAAAATACATGAACGGTGAACTTCCTGCTGTGTATGCCAACAATTTTAATCAGGTTGTTAAGGATGTAAAGAGCAAAGTAAAAGGCTTTTCCTTTGATCTGGTAAACGAAAACACGATTCGAAAACTGTCTACATCAAATAAGACGTTGTTGCCGTATAAGTTTGTGGATGGACGCAAGGATGTGCGATGGAACACAAAGCGTGTGAACAGTCAGATATTACATGGCATCCTTCAGGGAGAGAGTGCTCCGCAAATGGCTAAAAGACTTCAGAACGTAACAAGGATGAATGAGGAAAGTGCGTTGAGGAACGCACGTACTGCTGTGACTTCAGCCCAGAATAAGGGAAGGGTGGATGCCATGGAAGATCTGGCAGAGGAAGGTGTTATTCTGGAAAAGGAATGGATAGCAACAAAGGACAGCCGTACACGTGATGCTCATGCTGAATTGGACAGAGTTTCTGTTCCGATTGATGAGCCTTTTGTAAATGAGATAGGCGAGATAATGTTCCCCGGTGATCCTGATGCTGATCCTGCGAATACGTATAACTGTCGGTGCACAATAGCGGAGGTCGTGAAAGGCTTTGTAAAGAAGCGGAGGGATGATTAATGGTCATCAGTCATAGGCCAGAGTTTGAGCGTAGATTTGAGAAAGCTGTAGAGAAAGCTCTCCGTCTGGTAGGCGGACAAGCAGAGAGAATTGCTAAAGAGACGATTTCCGATATGGAAGCAGTCGATACTGGCTTCCTTCGAAACAGTATCACTTTTGCTCTCGCAGGAGATAGTGCTAATACGCCCATGTATACGGACGATACAAAGGGGCAGACAGGAGAGTATTCAGGGGAAGCTCCCGAGGATGAAGGTGGAAAGGTGCGTACTGTATACATTGGCACGAATGTTTATTATGCTCCGTATGTGGAATACGGAACAAGCCGAATGGCAGCTCGTCCATTTTTAAGTCAGTCCATCTCGTCGCATCAAAGAGACTATCAGGAGCTTTTTGAAGATGCGTTTAATGCTTTCTTATAATTCATTATACTTATAATGTATTATAATCATACATTTACTATTATTATATAAGGAGAAGAAAAATATATAATAATAATAATAAAATGCACCTTTATCCTACAGATACATACATTGAGTTTTCCACATGTTTATCCACATGTACAATCTGGTAAACTGTGAAAAACTGCTGTAACCGTTGATTTTTCTGGGTTTGAACCTTTGGTCAGGAATTGTGGATAAGTGCCTTGTGTATAGAATATGAATACGTATACATTTTCATTGATTTGATGTTCGATTTTTCAAACATCGTCAAAATGATGACGGCTGAACACGTTGAAATATATAGTGTTTAGCCTTGATGTAAAATATGGTCATTTTGTATAGAAATACGTGAAAATGAATAATCGCGTACAGCCCTTGTCTGACCTTTGGATCGATATCTTGTTCATTGAAGGGTTAAAAGCCGTAAAAAGGCCCTTTTTGAGCCAAATAAGGGGATTCGGTTATATTCCGTTATTGATCGTTATTAAACAGCAAAAAGTTTTCCACATTCGCATTGCCCCTTGACAAAAGTTATCCACAGGTGCTATCCTTTAGGCACAATCAGGGTAGCACCCGTTAACAGCGAAAGGATTGTGAGAAAAATGGCAGATTTTGAGAAGGTTATCAAGAAGCACATGAATGATGAAGGCTCTATTCCTGCAGATTCTGTCCCTGCACTCGTTCAGTCACTAAGCAAGTATGTGGGAGAAAATTTTGTGAGCGTTGATCGCTACAACACGAAAAAGACTCTCGCTGATGAACTGCAGACCAAACTAGATGAGAGCACTGATCTTCAGGGAAAATACGACAAGCTCAAGACTGAGTACGATGCGTACAAGAATGAGCAGGAAGCAAAAGAAGTACGTGTTCAGAAACAGGATGCGTACAAAGAAATCCTGAAGAGCCTGAACATTCCTGATAAGCGGTGGACAGCCATCTTGAAAACTGTCAACTTCGATGAGTTGAAAATGACTGATGGTAAGCTCGATGATGTTGAGAAACTGACCAAAGAGGCTAAAGAAGAGTGGGGCGATTTCATCGTAACCACAAAAGAGACTGGCGTCAGTTCCGCTAATCCTCCTGCCAACAACGGTGGAAAGTCAACTCGCACGAAGGAAGAAATCATGGCAATCAAAGATACGACCGAGCGTCAGAAAGCGATTGCCGAAAATCATGAGTTGTTCGGCTTCTAACCGAGCAGAAAGGATGGTACAATATGCCTACGAATGTTACTACTTCGGCTGAAAGCAATGTCATTACTACTCAACAGATGGTGAAAGTCCGTGAGGTAGACTTTGTTGAGCGGTTTACTGGCACGATCCTGCGTAAACTGATTGAGGCTCTGGGTGTTACCCGGAAGATTCCGCTTCAGGAAGGCACTTCCCTGTATGTGTATAAGACTGTTGGCACTCTGCAGTCTGGTGAAGTTCCTGAGGGCGAGATCATTCCGCTGTCCCAGTATGAACGGCAGAAGGAGCAGATCGGTGAAATCACGATTAAAAAGTGGCGCAAGGCCGTGACTGCTGAAGCGATCAAAAAGTCTGGCTACAATGAGGCTGTGAATGAAACCGATAAGAAGATGCTTCTGGACATCCAGACTGGCATTCGTTCCGATTTCTTCAGCTTCCTGAATGGACTGAACGGAACTGTTGTAGGAGCTTCTACCCTTCAGGCTGTTCTCGCTAAGACTTGGGGCAACCTTCAGGTACTGTTTGAGAATGACGCTGTTGAAGTTGTGCACTTCATCAATCCTCTGACCATTGCTGACTATCTGGCGACAGCACAGGTAACCATGCAGACTGCTTTCGGTATGAATTATATCGAGGATTTCCTTGGCATGGGTACGGTTATTATGAATAGCCAGATTCCCGTAGGCACGGTTATTTCCACAGCAAAAGAGAACATTATCCTGTACTACCTGACCATGAACGGCGAAGTGGCACAGGCGTTCAATCTGACCGCTGATGAAACTGGATACATCGGCGTACACAACAGTCAGACTGACAACCGTGCTCAGCTTGAACTGCTTGCCATGAGCGGCATCCAGTTCCTTGTGGAATATGCTGATGGCGTGGTTGTGGGACAGATTGATTCTACGCCTAGTCTCGGCTCTGTTACTGTGACTTCTGACCAGACTGGCGCTTCTTCCGGTCAGAGCCATATTAGTACGAGCGGATATGGCCTTGGCACCGGCGAGAAGTTCGTCTATAAGACTGCTGCTTCTGATGCTCCTTCTGTGACCTACGGACAGAAGCTGAATGGATGGACGAATCTGCCGAGTGGCGGAATCATTACTCCGACTGCTACTCATACAAAGATTGCCGTTGCAGCGGTTGACAGTAACGGACGTGCTCAGGCGGCTGGTAGCCAGACACTGTCTATCAAGTCCTAATTGAAAGGGTGGGAGCGACAATGGTACTGTCTGAATTGTGCCAAGAGCTGAAGAACTGGTTCTGCGATGATGCGGATATCCATTCAGGCACTTACACGATTGAGAATGGGACGTTGTCGCTCCCATTCCTGCTTGATGGACAATATTTCAGGATCGCAGGTTCTGTGCTGAATGATGGCGTATATAAGTACGGAGATGCCGAACTTGAGCTGAAGGATGAAACATTTGTTGGAGCAATCTGGGCCATGAGAATTCCTCCGTCTTTTGTGGAATTGGCAGAACAGATTGATTCATGGATTGAGAAAAACGGTGATGCTGTAGCTTCGCCGTACCAGTCCGAAAGTTGGGGTGGCTATTCGTACTCGCTAAAAAGCGGTGGAGCGGAAAGTGGTTCTTTGGATTGGCGTGTTGTGTTTGGCGGATCGCTGAACAGATGGAGGAAGCTATGACGATGATCGAAGAGAGCATGGAATCTTGTGCAATTATGCAGAAGGTACGTGTTCCTGATGGCGAAGGTGGCTTCTTCACGGAATGGACAGAGGGCGCGGGGTTTAATGCTTCCATTACATTCGATACGTCCCTTCAGGCAAGAGTGGCTGACAAACAGGGCGTTAGCTCTTTGTATACAGTCACTACCGCAAAGAACGCTAAACTTGATTTCCATGATGTGATTAAGCGTTTGCGTGACGGAAAGATTTTCAGGATCACGAGCGATGGAGATGATAAACAAACGCCTGATCGAGCTGTGTTTGGACAGTATCTTCAGGTAACAGCTGAAGAGTGGGTGATTCCATCATGAACAAAGATGCTGCGATTCATGCCTTCTTTTCATCGTTTGGACTTGTGGCTTATCCTGCAGTATCCGTTCCGACTTCTGGAGATGAAAAGCCATCATTCCCATATATTACTTACACAATCGCTACAGATTCTGATTTAAACAGAACTGTAGCGAGTGCTTCTGTGTATTATCGCTCTGAAACATGGACTGATTTGAACAGTAAAGTGCGACAGATATCAGAAGCAGTTGGGACTAAAGCGGTCATTGAATGCGATGAGGGTGCAATAATTATCAGGAAGGGTAGCCCTTTCGCTCAACCGATGGGGGACGATTCTGATAATATGATTAAGCGAAAGGTGCTTACATTTGAGGTGTTATTTGCAACTACTTATTAAAAGGGGGAAACAGATATGAGTGCTCCGGGCCTCACTACTCCGCTTCGGACTGAAACGTTTGAAAACCTTCAGTTGAACGCAGGTATTTTTCTTATCAACTGTGATTACTCCGGTATTGATAATGCGGGAGCATTGAAAACGGCTATTCAAGCAGCCGTTTCCGGTAGCTCTGGTGCGTTAGGAACAATTGTTGGTGCTACTCGTGGCGGTGGCTCGTTCACGGTTACTCGTGAGCTTCGTCAGCCTGAAGTAGACGGTAGGCGTTACGGTTTCAAGGGAGACACGTTCGTTGACAGCGTGGAAGCACAGCTTTCTACTACGCTTGTGGAAGTCACGCCTGAAAACCTGAAAATGTTGTTTGGCAGCGCTACCATTACAGGGTCGGCTCCGAAACAGACAATCAAGCTTAATACCGCTATTGATACAGCTGATTATCTGACAAACATTGTTTGGGTTGGCGATATCGCTGATGGACGGTATGTACTGATTTGTCTGAACAACGCTTTGAATCAGGCTGATATCAGTCTGACCTTCACGGACAAGGGCGAAGGTACGCTCCCTGTTGAATTCCATGCGAAACAGGCAAACGTTGACGATTATGATACAGCTCCGTTTGAAATCGTGTATTTGAGTCCGGCTACATAAACAAGCCTTGAAAGGGGCAGGGGAAGACCCCTGTCCCTTGATTTATTAAGAGGAGAGGAAAACGATGGCTAAACTTTTAGAAAAGAACGGTGCTGAAATGTGTGCATCGTTGGTTAATATAGCGACACCTTTAAAGCATTTCATGGAAGATCAGGAATTTGATAAGGCATGGAAAAAAGCAACAATGAAAGGCCTTAAAACTGGAATGACTGATGTGCTTCGGATTTATTCCGATCTTGTTCCGCTTTTGTTTGGCGATAAACATTTGAATGATACTTTGGCTATCCTCGCAGAAATAGAAGGAAAAAGCGTTTCTGAAATGTTGAGAATGAATGGTACAGAGCTTCTTACTGATGCGTTAAATGCGTGGAATGAACAGGTGAAGCCTTTTTTTATTCAGCTCGGCGTTTCAGTTGGCGTGAAACAGTAATAAGTCTGATTGAACAGCCAACAATAGGATGGGTGGCACGAATCAATTATTTGACAGCTAAAAGCGAAGTCCGGTATATTGATTTGTATGCGATGGATCTTGTCTGGAAGTTGGTACAGATGAAGACTGATGCACCCCTTCCAATGCCGAGTGAACTTTGGGCAAATAAAAATAAGGTGGATAAACGTTCAAGCAAACAGATAATTAAGGATTTGCTAGACGGATTGGGCGGTGAGTAAATGGATATTTTCAGCTTGGTGGCAAAGCTTACTCTTGATACGGATGAGTTTGATAAAGAGTTAGATAAAGCCGAAAGCGCATTGGATAGTTTTGAAGAGCCAGACGCTCCTGCTCTTGAGTTGGACAATGATGATTTTAATGATTCCATTGAAGAATCACAGGGGCTTGGGCAAACCTTTGGGACAGAGATGGAAACTGTTTTCAAAGGCATAAAAAGTGCCTTGACGGTGACAGGTATTGTCGGTGCTATTACCGGAATTGTGAACAGTCTGAAAGAAGCTGTGAATATGACTGCTGAAACTGCTGACGGAATCGATAAGGGTTCGAAGCGGTTGGGCATTTCACGTCAAGCTTACCAACAATGGGATCATGCATTACGCCAGAGCGGAGCAGGAATCAATGACCTTTCTCGTGGACTTATGAATATGCAGACGGCTATAAAAGCAGCAGATGTGTTACATGTTCCGTTTGCTGATGCCGAAGATGCCGTTGACGGACTCGCTGATAAAACTGTCGGTTTGAGTGGAGATGTGTATGAAGCATTACGCGATCTTGATATGTTGGGTGACCTTTCAGAGGGCAAGTTTGGAAGCGCTGAAGAATTAATGAATTCTGTCCTGTTAAAACTCGCTGACTTTGAAGGCTCTACAGAAGATCGTGGAATTTTAGCTAGAAAGCTATTTGGGCGTGGGGGTAATAACCTTAATGCTCTTCTGGACGAAGGCGCAGAAGGTGTAAAAGACCTTTTGTCTGAAGCCGAAGACCTTGGCTTAATCATGACAGATGAAGAAATAAATAATGCTGTTGCTTATGGTGATGCTGTAGCCAATCTGAAAGCAGAGTTGGACGCTATTAAACAGGCGTTTGTTGCAGACATTATTCCAAATTTGACTAGTGCGGTTACAAATCTTACTGAATTTCTTGCGATTTTGAATCCCAGAAATCGGGAAACGGGGCTACAGAAAACCCTTGAAGACATTGACAAAAAAGCGTTGGATGCCGGGAATAGACTTGATGATACCGGAACTAAAGCCGAACTGATGATCGAAAAACTTGCTAGCATGGGCGATTACTGGACTCTGGATGAACAAGGAAAAAAGACTTGGAATGCCCTTGCTAAAGAGTTTGTTGAAACGTATCCGCAGTTTGCAGAGTACATTGATCTTGAAAACAACAAGATATTGGGCAATACAAAAGAGATAGAAAAGAATATTGATGCTTGGGTGAGAAGAGAAAAACAGGCTTTGCTTGATAACGCTTTTGCGGAGAAACGGGCGGCTGTTGCTGAACGTGCTGAAAAGGCGATCGAAAAAGGTGCTGAAGCCATGTCCAAACAGATTGATGCGGATATGGAACGACTGGGTGCAATTGAGAAGGTCAATGAACTGATGAAGGATGCCGGTTCTGACAAAAGGCTTGGAAAGGATGCGAATTATCAGCAAGCGATAGATTTCATCAATGCCAATACTAAAGCAGGATCAGACCTTGAACTTGAAACGGTAACGGCTATTTCGGAATGGGGAAAGCTTGAAGAAGAAGCTGAAAACTTGAGGAAAAAGGCGGCTGAATTACAGGAAGAAGCAGACAATGCACAGGCAGAACTTGAAAAGAATCAACAGGCTCTTGTGCAGTACATGGCAAAAGGACAGACGGAAACAGATTCAACAAAGGAAAAAGTTGAAGAACTTACAAAGGCTTTGTTGGCTGTTCCCCAAAAAATTCCGATCAGTTTTCCTCTGTTCAGCAATATGTTCAGGCCTCACGCAATCGGTTCGGATTATATCCCTTATGATAACTATCCTGCCTTACTTCATCGTGGGGAGAGAATTCTCACAGCGACAGAAGCGAGACAAGAAGGAAAGAGCATTGATCTTTCAGGGCTTGCTGACAGTATTACTGCTGCTGTAAGGCGTGGTATGGAAGGAGCAACTGTGCATAGTTATTTGAACGGCAAAGATATTACTGATGAGGTAAACAGAAATAATATTCAAGCCGTAAAAGGACGGAGGTTTCGTTAAATGAGAAGCAGATACAGAGTAAGCGTTGGTGGCGTTCAGATGGACACGCTTGATGACAACCTGTTGATTCTGGATGTGTCATATGCTCCGGCAGATCCACAAGTAAACACGAACAGAGTGGCAAACATGTCCGGTTACGACTATGGCGATCCCTATCTGGAAAAACAGGTTGTCACTATCACTTTTGAACTGCACATCTATGACATTCTGAAACGAAACGAGGCCTGTCAAAAGGTAAATCTATGGGCTTCAAACGGCGGGACATTGACTGTGAATGACCGGAAGGATCAACGCCTTGTCTATGTCCGATGCGAACAGTTCGCCTCAATTACAAGTATGAGAAACTGGACTGACCCATTGACTATTGTGTTCGCTACAACTGAATTTCCTTATTGGCAGTCCATGACAGAAAAATCGATCACAATTAAATCATCTGGCTCTGGAACACTTAAGCTTGACGGAAATTATGGAAAGGCTCTTGTGTTTGTGGAAGCTACTGCTGATGCGAATGTCACTTCGTATAGAATTGATGTTGGGGATACCTTCATAGAATTCAAAAAAACGCTCTCTTTAGCCTCTGGAGACAAGTTGACGATAAATAATACACATTGGCGTTATCTAACGGTAAAACAGGCCGGAAAAAGCGTTTTAAGCAAGATGGATCCGGCATCGTCAGATAGTCTGTTAGCTGTGTGTGGTGAGAACACAAAAGTAACGGTTAAAGCCAACGGCAAGATAACGACTGTCGTAAAGGCGAGGGGGTTGTGGTTATGACCAAATTACCCAGACTTTATGTGAAAAACAGTTTTTCAAAGATTATTTATCCGATAAGCCTTACAATCACACAGAACATTGTTCCGTTGTCTACAGCGTCCATTACGCTTCGACGTGGGGACGAGCTTCCTTCCAGAAGTTACGTGGAGCTGTTTACGCCTTACGGATCAGCGGGAATGTTTAGGGTGCGTTCGCCTCATAATGTCTATGGAGATGATTATTCCACAGCAGAACTTGAGCATATGGTAGCAGAGGTTGGGGATTATGTCGTAAAAGGTGAGTATAGTCAGATGATGGCTGCTAATACGGCTGTCAAGACTGTGTTCGGTCATTATAAGGGTAGCCATTGGCAATTAGGCTCGTATTCTGCAATCGGTACCGGAAGTATCGCCCTTGAAGCGAAATATGAGTCTGTCCTGAATATTCTTCTTTCTATCATGGAACAAGTGCCTGATTGCATGATGACATTTGATTTTAGCGTTACGCCTTGGAGATTGAATATCGTAAAGCAAGGAACAAGCGTTGTCGCAGAGGGGAGACTGTCACGGAATGTGCGGTCTGCTACGGTTACATATGATGATTCGGAGCTTGTTACTCGTGTCTGGTATCAAACGTTTTCAAAGGACAAGGAAGGAAAAAGCGTTAGCACGTGGGTCAGTAAAGATGCGGATACGCTGAAAACATACGGCGTTGTCGAAAGTAGCGTAAGCACATCCGTGGACATGACAACGGCGGAGATTAATGCGACCGTCAATAATTACCTTAAGGCTCACAAAAATCCGAAAACATCGGTCAGTATTCAAGCGAGTGAGTTAAACAGGATTACGGGAGAACGTGTGGACAAGTTTCTGATTGGCGACCTAATGCGTTTGGCTATTCCTGATTACAATATCACAGTCGAGCTTAATATTACTTCCATCATGTGGAGCGACGTATATAATAAACCGGACTCCGTGATGGTGCATTTAGGCGATGAAGAGGATACTGTCGTGACCTTCCTGCACAATCTTGATGCTACGGGATCAGGAACAACTGGTGGTTCAGGTGGTGGCGGTGGGAAAAAGAAACAGGAATATGAATGGGGCGAATACAAAAGCGATTTTCAGGTACTGGACGATCAAATTTATGGCTATGTTCAGAAGGTTAATAAACAAGGAGCTATTCTTGAACAAGCCGGACTGGACATTAACTCAAAAGGCGTGTTAATATATTCGCAGGACAATGCAAATAATATCTTGTCCAAAATTAATGTTCAGGCTGATCGGATTAGTCTTGTGGTAGAAGGGACTGGGCCAAATGCAAAGGTTAAAAGAGCGTCCATCGTCGCAGCCATTAATAAGGGAAAGAGTACTGTAAAGATTCAGGCTGATGAGGTTGAGTTAAGCGGATTCGTAAAGATGGACAGATTTTCTTCATTGGACGGAACTGTGACAAGGCTTATTACTGGACAGACAAGAGCCTCAAAGCTATGGGCTTCGACAATGCAAGGGAGTTCCATTAGCGGTCAAGCTGTGTACGCTGATAATTTTTATCTTGACAGACATTCTGTTACCGCAGGAACTATCACGGTTGACGGTACGAGATATAATGTTTTGAGGTGGTCATGATGAAAGAAAAGATTGAAGCATGTTTTGACAGATTGCAAGAGCTTGATATTAAAGCAACAATTACGAACATGGAAACGCTTCTGCAAACATTATATGATTTGCGTAGTGTGTACCAACAATTGATAGCGGAAGAGGGTGCTGACAATGGAAGGACTCAGGCTGATCCTGAATGATGGAACAGTCATTGAAAACGGTAGAGCAGGTGTTTCAGAAAATGACCTTGTGCTTTGGTTTCCGAACTATTCTCTGCAACAGGTGGCTTCCATTGTGTTTAACAAGACGAAAATGTTGCGAGTAAGTTTCCAGTCCGGTAGCGATAGCGTGACTTATCAGGGGTACACGAACTGTACAATGATAAGCGACAACTATACTGGCGAAGTCGTTGCTTGCATGAAAAAGGGGTGATATTATGAGTTGGAGCATTGACAAAAACACAAATACCATTACAATGCATAAAGGGGATACTGGAGCATATTATGTGCGACTTACCAAAAGAAGTGGTACAGACTTTGAGGAAGGCGATGTGGCGATCTGGACTGTCAAGCAGGGCAGTAATGTCAGGATCGAGCGTGAATTTCCGCTGAATGATGATGAAGGACTTGGGAATGGAAGATTCCTAATTTCGTTCCGCAATTCGGATACTGATTCACTTCCGACTGGAGCTTACACGCATGGAATCAAGGTTGTGTTGAATTCAAGGCGTACGAACGGCAATGTTGTGGATGGAGATACTGTGCGAGAGCTTGATAAAAGTCGTGGGGCTTTGAATATTCTGGATGTTTTGAAAGGGGTATGAGCATGAGTGAAGTAAGCGTAAATCCTGAAGAGCTTATAGAAACAATTGACTATGAGGTTGAGGATGCAAATGTTATTCCCTTTCCGATTGATCCAACGCTCACGATTCAGGGGGAAGCTGCGGACGCTAAAGCTACAGGCGATGCGATTTCGGCAATCGTCTCAAATATGCGTATAAACAGCAAGTCCGCAGAAAACAATTCCTTCACATTGTACGGCTCCGATATTCGTGTTACTTCAGGTGAAGGAACGCAAACCATCGATCAGGCAATTGATGAGCTTTCGGATCGGAACGCAGGAGATATCCTGTATGATACAGAAAACCTTATCACTATAGGCACAAAGATTTCCGAAATAGATACTGCTATCAATACAGGGCTGTCTACAGAAGATATTGACGCAATATTTGATGAAGTCTTTGAAGTGGAGGAGGACGAAAGCGATGGAGAATCTTAAAATCGATGGTATAAAATATCTGCTTGGGAAAATTAAGGAATATCTTTTTGACACTTTCGTGCAACTCAAAGACGCTATCCTTACCGTAAACGGTGAAGAGCCAGACGAAAATGGGAACATCAATATTGTCCGTGTTGATAGAGCGGACAATCTGGTTACATCATTCAGGCAGAATTCGACCGGAACATTTCTTCAGCGTTCGTCCGGTGGTAGTGCTGCGATTGTCAGCGGTGAAGCCAAATTAATGTCTGTGTATGGGAATTCCGTTCATGAGAATTATGAGCCTGATATTATTGAAGTGTCTGTGTACAGTGAAAGCGAAGAAGACCAGATTACAGCAAAGCTTACAGATAAAGATACATTTTTGCTTAAAATTGAAAATAGTGGAAGTACTGGAACAATAACGCTCACTTATTCAACTGCTTCTGGTGAATGGAGTGAAGAGCCTGTAGAATATGGTATTACGGTTGAAGGAACGCCTATAAACAATGACCAAATATCTATTGAGTACACAAAAGAGGTGCGAGGATTAATCAGTCCTGCAACACCTGATGTTTTTGTAAGCACTGGATGGAATCTGTATGATCCAATTAATCAGTATGCTAAAGTTGTGCGATATAGCGACGAATATGGATACCGGATTGACGGTGATTTTTCAAGCATTTCGTTTTCTACAACGCCGTCAGGGACGCCAACTCCGATTACTCCTGCAAACAGATTGTTTCAAGTGCCAAGCGATGGTTACATTCTTGTTTCTGGCGGTAACACTTCTAATACGGCTATTTATCCGACATGGAGCGATTGGACTGGCGGTTATCCCGGCGGGTTTGAAGAATTCACGACTTCCATTATCAATCTTGCGTCCGTCAGGCAAACATATTTCCCATATGGGCTGTGTTCCGTCGGTAGTGTGCGTGACGAAATCGCTATCAGTCAGTCCAGAGTTATAAGACGTATTGACAGGGTGGAATATTCTTACGAAAACCTGCAATACGCCAAGTCTACAGGGCGTGGCTATGAGTATGATGAAGACTACATTTACATTGTCCGCAGTAACCCTGAAACGTCTATTATTTCGCTTAATGGTACTTACGAAGCCAACGATCATGGGATTGAGTACTTTACAGAGACAATCGTGCCTACCACCGCTCAAACAAACTACAGTATGAACATCAAAAACAAGCTTGAGCGTGACACAGTAACGATTTCACAGCAGACCCTGTCTGCCGTAGAACAGGCACAAATCAGAACGAACATTGATGCTCCAAGTAAAAGCGACATTGCAAATGCTATCGCATCTTTGAACGGCTCAATCATAGTCAGAGAATATTCATATAAAAGCACTGCGGATGTTACTTCAGGTGGAACAAAAACTGTTTCTGCTGAAAATTATGGGATTCAGCCGATTGATGGATATACTCCTGCAGCAGCTGTCGTTGTGACTTCTGGCTCTAAATACTTTGTGCCGTATGCATGTTATCCTGTTTTGACTGGTACTGTTTTAAGCATTCGTAATGTCTATTCATCTACAGTAACTAGCGATTGGACAAGCAAAGTACGCTTCATCTGGATTAAGAACGAATTGCTTGGGCAGTAAAGAAAGGCGGGAGAGATAATGCGTGTTATTAACGTAAACCTTGCTGATCTTTCAGCCAAGTCATTGTATTTGGGTTATGTGGGAGAGAGAAATCATGTAAAGGTGGTCATTTATTGTGCCTCGTTTTTCAATAAGTATCCAAATGCTGTGGCGACAATGGTAGCCAAGCCTCCCGTTGGCGATATTTATCCGGTGATATTGCAGAAGGTCGAAAAAAATCTTGTATGGTTTGTCACGGAAAACGATATAGCTAATTCTGGTGGCGGTGACTTCCAAATCACATTCACACAAGACAATGAAGTTATCAAAACAGCAATAGGGCATTACAGTATTGATTCGTCGATGACTGCCAATGGCGATCCCCCTACACCATTGGAAGATTGGCTTGAAGAAGCACAAGAGGTGTTAAGCGAAATTCAGGAATATGAGCAAATCATTGACGCAGGAGGCATTATTGTTGATACCATTTCAAGCACAGCTCCTGTGATCGTTGGCGAAAAGAATCACAGGTATCTGTGTGGAGAGGTGGAAGAAATTAGCATTACGCCTCCACAGGAAGGAATTATGGATGTTGTTTTTACATCAGGTGCGACCCCAGCTGTTCTGAACGTTCCTGAAACGGTTATGCTTCCAGAATGGTTTGATGATACAGCTCTTGAAGCGAACACGACTTATGAAATCAATATCATGGACGGCGTTTATGGGGTTGTGGCAATGTGGAATGATTAAAGGAAGGGGTGAAAAAAAATGGTGCGTGTGACAATGCCTGGCATTATGCAAAACGGAATCCAGTATATTGAATTTGCAGGACTTTCAACTGACGATAAGCCATTGGGAAACTTTGCGACTGGCAGTCTGTTTTTGGAAGTTGATACTGGCGATGTGTATGCCTATGATGAAGAAAACGATGAATGGGATCAAATCACAGCTTTAGGTGGTGAAGGATAATGCACGGAGCTAACATGACCTCGCTTCGGCGATTGCTGATGATCAACAGCATGGGACAAAGGGCAAGCGAGTACGAAATCACGGGCAACCCCGTATCCTTCAACACGAATCTGTCCAAACCGCTGAAGCAGATGCTGATCCCGTTTACTCCTGTGCAGAGTGGGAGCGGAGATCCTTCCCCGGATAACGTTCGTCCTATCACGGGATGGACAGGGGTAAATGTGTACAGGACGGGAGTCAATTTGTGCGGTGGGAAACGCTTTGCAGATGAACTAAAAGCGAGATATCCTTCTGCAACAATTGATGAAACAAATAAAACAATTTCTTTTGCGTATAATGCTTCAACAACGGCGGGAGTATATTTCCCTAAAGTTCCGTTCAAGGAAAACACACAGTATACATTTGTCCTTGCAATGAAGAATGATTCTGTTGCACGTCCAAATCTGCAAATATATTACACGGACGGGACAACCACGAACCTTGTAGACTTATCCACAACAGGCACAAAGGAAACGGTTGTTGTTACAAGCACAGCGAACAAAACTATCCTTACGCTGAACAAACGGTCACAGGGTGGCACAACCGTTATGTACTATGATGAATGCGGAGCATTTGAAGGGGTTGTAACCGCAACAGACTACGAACCCTATGTCGGCACAACCATTCCCGTTGCATTCCCGGCTGTTGGGAAGAATCTTTTTGACAAAGCACATCCGAACATTGTCTATGGCAACTTTGATTATAACAATAATGTTGTTTTGGAAAGCGATCAGAGATATGCCAATGTATGGATTCCGTGCAAACCGAATACTACTTACACAGTAAGCAAGGTAGTATCAAAAAGGTTCGTGTTAGGAACTTCAGCAGAAACATCTCTTACAAACGGGTCAGAAATAGATTCTGATGTTGTGACAGGGTATACCAAAACATCTCTGAAAATAACAACGGGATCAGACACGAATACGCTTTGGGTTTATCTGTTTAACAGCGATGCCGGGGATACAAGTCTGCAAGACATTCTGGATACCTTGCAGATTGAGGAAGGATCTTCTGCCACGGCATACGAGGAGTTCAATAACACTTTCTATGGTGGCACATTGGATCTGACCACAGGGGAATTGGTACGGGATTGGGTCATGTATGATTTCAATAAGAACAGAACTGTTTTCGATTCCGGGCAAGCCTCTGCCGGTGGCACATATATGACCCAAAGAATTAGCGTTTCAAACAGAAAACCTATAGCCAACACTCCAGAGAATGGGGACGGAAACGGATACTTCAACATTGGTGATTGGCAGAAAAGAGCTATATCGGGAAGATATCGAGCATACGCAAGTAGCAGTTATATTTATGGAATATTCACTTCATTAGATTTTGATTTAACAACATCTGAAGGAAGATCAGATTTCTATGATGATCTTGAATCTAAAGGGATAAAGCCGTGGGTTTGGTTCAAAACGAAAGATGATTATGTATTCAGATATCAACTTGACCCTGTTTCCTTAAGCACCTTAATCGGTGACAACGTAATCTTCACAGACACTAATGGCGAAAACGCCATTAAGTATTTAAAGAAAGGATGATTTATCATGACTTACTACGCACAGAGGAAATCCATCAAAAATGAGCAGGTGACTTTCAGCAACCGCACTGGTACGAAAGACGAAATGCTCCGGCAGTACTTTTTGTACTGTGCCTCCGCAGCCACCAATGCGGATAGCAACAATTATGACTATGTAGACTTCGGCACGATTGAGAAGGGTGTTACTAAGAGCGAGATGTTCAAACATGTTGTTCCGGCTCCCGAACCCGAACCCGAACCCGAACAGGCAGAATGATTTCGTCAATCATTTCCTTTGTAGTCGGTACGATCTGCGGAGCTTGCGTTCTCATGATTGTAGTGATTGCAATAGCTGACAAGGGGGGAGAAAAATGATCCCGTGGTGGTGGGCAGTCCTAGCCTTTTTCGCAGGAACGATTTTCAGTTTTATTGCTGTTGCTCTGTTTGAGTCGGCAAGAACAGAGGATGAAAATCGGAGGTGGTGGAAGGATGAATAGCTCTGCTCAAGTAGATCAGCTTGTCGTACAATGGACTGAAATGGGACTGACAAAAGAGCAGATAATCGTCAGGACGGCAGAAGAAGAGCTTGGATGGCCTTACGTATGGGGAGCTGTTGGAGCCTTATGTACTCCTGCCAAACGTGAGTACTATGCAGGAAGAAGTGCTTGCCCTGAAGGTGAATCAAAACTGATTGTCAGTAGATGCCAAGCATTAAACGGCAAGACCTGCACCGGATGTACCTACTATCCGAACAATGCACGTGTGCAGATCAATGATTGCCAAGGCTTTGTAAAACAGGTTTACAAGCGTGTGGGGATCACACTGACTGGTGGCGGATGTACTTCTATGTGGAACACTTCAAGCCTATGGAGTGCAAAAGGTAAAATCAGCGATATCCCAAATCGTGTATGCCTTGTGTTTATGCAAAGCGGAGATAAAATGTCACACGTTGGCATCCATGTTGGGAATGGGCAGATTATCCATTGCTCCGGTACGGTTAAGCGTGGAAAGACTTCCGACAGAGGATGGACGCATTATGCAATTCCAAAGGGGATGGATGGAGAAATGCCTGTGACTGATAAGCCTACACTCAGGAAGGGTGACGTGGGAGAATATGTCACGCTGATGCAGACCAAGCTTATTCAGCGTGGATACGACCTGCTTCCGTATGGAGCAGATGGCGTCTTTGGCAATAAAACACTTGAAGCCGTAAAAACATTCCAGAGAGACAATGGATTGGCGGTGGATGGCATATGTGGAAGGAATACTTGGAATGCCCTTGACTCTGCTGAAGTTATAATGTACACGGTTACTGTTCAGCATTTAAGCCAAAGCGTAGCCGATGAGATTGTCAAAAAATATGGCGGAGTGATGAGCCGTGAATGAGCATGATCTGGATGCTTATATAACAGGATTGATTGACAAGGAATCAGCAGAAATGTTAGAATTAGCGAAAGGGGGTGCTTTTAATGGAACAGCAAAATCGTCTGAAATCGTGGGCGTTATGGCTGAGCATATCGGCTCTGATTGTGTTTCTGGTAAAGACATTCGTGAAGATTGATATCGCCGATTGGATGGATCAATTCATGAACGTCTTGTGCCCTGTGCTTGTAGGGTTTGGCATTGTCAACAATCCTACTGATAAATATCATCTGTGAGGTGTTAGCAATGATTGACGAAGCAGACATCTCTCGCCTTAAAGAGATATTTATCACACGGCAGGAGTGTGAGACAAACTTACGCACAATTGAAACAAAGGTGAATGACGAAACCGTACGCCTCGCTGTGATCGAGCATCAATTGAAGAATATCACATGGCTGATAATGACAGTAGGCGCCGGCGTCATTGGAATCCTGATAAAAATTTTCTTTGGAGGCTAATGCATGGATTGCCAGAAGTGTAAGTTGGCTGAAAAACGGTTCAGGGAAGAAAGCGCATTGGCTATGGCAGAAAGAACGATCAGGCGGTTGTGGATTACCACAATCGTCCTGATTGTTTTGTTGGCAGGAGTGTGCGTAGGGTTCTTTCTGTACGAAAGCCAGTTTGAAGATTACTCGGAATATTCCGAAGAAGAAACAGAAATTGATGCTGTTCAGGTTGGCAGAGACAATATTGTTGTAGGCGGTGACGTGATCTATGACGCAGAAAGTGCGAGTGAGGCGAACAGTCAGAACAACTAAAAAGACAAGAGCCAAGAAAGGTGGGTCTGGAACAAAGCCTTGCAACATGTGCCATGGGACAGGCAGAGTGAAAAAGTAATGGATAATTCAGACATTGAACGCCTCATTGATGAAAAAATACATTCCGAACGAAATCGCAGAATTTTGAAGGAACGTTTGTGTAATGGCGTAAAATACGAAAAGTTAGCGGAAATGTTTGAGCTGTCCGTAAGGCAAACAAAGAACATTGTTTACAAGGCTGAAAAAGAGCTATTTTTGTGACATACATCTGTTTGCCCCAAAAAGGGCCTTTTTAGCGCTTCTAGTATTCGGATGATATAATATTCATTCTCGATGCTACTCAAGATTCTGTGGAAAACTCTGGTATAAAAAGTTACCAGATTTGACAAACTTCATATATTTTTAACACAAAATGTATCAATCGGTATTAACACTTGCCGATTGATACATTTTTTTGTTCTTGTGGAAAACTTTTACACCATCATGTGCATAAGTCTGTGGAAAACTCAAAATTGCACGAAAATTGCCCGTTTATTTCATCGAAAGCCAAATGCATTGTTCGTAAAATACGAACAAAGGGGGGCGGTGGAATGTGGATTGAGTACAATCCGAATCCGGCTCAACCTAGGGCAGGAGACTGTGCTGTGAGAGCTGTAGCGAAGGCTCTGAATCTGGATTGGGAAAATGCTTATGCAAAAATTGCTATCAATGGATTCTTGATGGGCGATGTAATTTCGTCAAATGCAGTATGGGGATCAGTCCTTCGGCAAAACGGATTTATGCGTGAAATCATTCCTAATACTTGCCCTGATTGTTACACGCTCGGAGAGTTTGCCGAAGATCATCCAAAAGGAACATTCGTTGTCGCATTGCCAAGCCATGTGGCAACCGTCGTCGATGGCAACGTGTATGACAGCTGGAACAGTATGGGGTTAACGCCACTGTATTATTGGAAGGAGGCTTGATTATGCCGTATTACAATCCGTATCAGAATCAGTATATGTCGCAGATGCAGACACCACAGCCGCAATCTAATGGATTGATTTGGGTACAGGGTGAAGCAGGAGCCAAATCGTACATGGTTGCTCCAAACTCAACCGTAATGCTGATGGACAGCGAAAGTCAGCGGTTTTTCCTGAAGTCAACTGATATTTCTGGTATGCCACAGCCGTTGAGAATTTTTGAGTACCATGAAACGACTCAGAACGCATCTAAAACGGCTCCGATAGAACAGACGATAGATTATTCATCTTTTGCCACAAAAGCCGAATTTGATGCCTTTAAAGACGAAATAAACGGTATTCTGAAAAACATTTCAAGGCAGGTGACTAAAAATGGCAAATCCTCTGTATCAGGAAATGCATCAGAAGATTAACGCACAAGACGCCCTTCGTCAATTGAAACAGAATCCGTATCAGCTTATTAAACAGGCAGGATACAACATTCCTGCCAATATCGCTAATAATCCTCAAGCTGTTGTGATGCATATCCTTCAGTCTGGACAGGTGAGCAATCCGATGTTGAATATGCTGAGTAGGATGATAGGAAGGAAATAAATAAAGAGCGTGGTGGCACACGCTCTCATGAAAGAAGAACACTGGCAATGCTCTGCCAATAATTATTGTAATTCATTGGTTAGAGCCTGTCAATAAGATACCTTCCGTCAAGTGCGCATAGACGGTTGAGTATATAAAAATAAGAAAGGAAAGAAAAACTATGGCTCTTACTGATGAAAATGGCTCCGGCATGGTCATGCCTGTTGCCCCTATGTATGGGAATGGAAACAACGGCATGGGCTGGGGCGGTGACGGATGGTGGATCATTCTTTTGTTCCTGCTTGCAGGCAACGGTATGTGGGGTGGCTTCGGAGGCATTGGTGGATTCGGTGGCGGACTTGGCATTGATTTCCCGTGGATTCTGAATGGACAGAACGGCATTAACAACAATGTGTCTGATGGCTTCCGTGACGCACAGCTTCACGACAGCGTGACTTCCGTCCGTGATGGTATCAGCGCTCTGGCTACCCAGTTGTGTGGGTGCTGTGGGGATATCCAGAATAGTCTCTGTTCCGGTTTCGCAGGTGTAACAGCTTCCGTGAATAATGCCCAGAATGCTATCGCACAGCAGATGTACGGGAACACGATTGCCGATCTGGAACGGTCTTATGCCGCACAGACTGCGACAATGAATGGCTTTAACGGTGTGAATGCCGGTATCGCTGATGTCCGGTATGCTCTGGCGAGTGAAGGATGTGCCACCCGTGAAAACAGCACACAGAACACGCAGGGTATCTTGAATGCGATTAATGGTGGTATCCAGTCTATTAAAGATCAGCTCTGTCAGGACAAGATCGATGCCAAGAACGATGAGATCGCACAGCTTCGGCAGTCTCTTGCCATGAAGGATTTGGCGGCATCGCAGACTGCCCAGAACGCCTTTATCGCACAGGGATTCTCCAATGAGGTTGATCAGCTTTACAACAGGCTGAATAGTTGTCCTGTTCCTACTACGCCCGTGTATGGACGCACCCCGATTTTCACCTGCAACCAGAACAGCGGGTGTGGCTGTGGTTGCAACAGTGGATTTTAAGAGGTGATACAAATGGCAGAATATACGTATAACCCGGTACAGACAGTCGAGCCGGGACAGAATGTGATTCTGAACGACAACATTCGCTGTCCCAAAGGCTATGTTCTGCATAGGAATGAGTCCGGGATTGTTATTCTCCGTGGCATTGTCAATGGCGGTGGGTGTTTCGCCCGGTATCAGGTAACTTTTAACGGAAACATCGCTATCCCTGATGGGGGTACTGTTGGCCCCATCGCTATTGCTCTGGCAATTGACGGAGAACCGATTCTGACAAGTCGAGCAATCGTGACTCCTGCGGCAACAGCGGCAGATCCGCCTACGGCAGAGAACTTCTTTAATGTGACTGCTACGGCGATCATCACTGTTCCGAAGGGTTGTTGCTTCACTGTGGCGGTTGAGAACGTTTCGACTCCTGCTGCCGCTGGCGGTGTAGCTCCTGCTATTCTTGTCCAGAATGCCAACTTGACTGTATCACGCATTGCGTAAGGGAGGTGACAGAAATGCACGAACTGGTTGAACTGAAGGAAAAGCTGATCCGTGAGCTTGAGGATTATTCTCAGAACGGGAAGTTTAGCAAAGAGGACGTGGAAGCCATCAAGTATATGGCGAGCGCCGTGGATCATCTGTGTAACATCGTAGAGGGAGCTGAATACTCTCAGCGTGGTGGAAACAGTCGGAACTATGGCTACGCCTACGAACGTGGTGGAAACACATACCGCTCTTATGAGGGCAGAGGTTCTTATGCCCGTGGACGTAACGCCCGTAGGGATTCTATGGGAAGGTATTCCCGTGCCGAAGGCGTAGAGGAACTTGTGGACACTGTACGTGAAATGATGCAGGAGCTTCCTCAGAATCTGCAGATGGATGCGCAGAGATTCGTCCAGAAACTTGAGCAAGAGATGTGATCGTCCATGATAACAAAGCAGGATCTGGAAGAAGCCATTGCTGAGTGTCAGGGACAGAGGAATCCAAACGCCAGTACATGCTTGAAACTTGCTGCTTTCTATACAATCAGGAAGGAACTGTTCGGGGAAGAAAAGAAAGCTGAACAGCCGATGTATTCATACGCTTCAGAACCAGTCGAAACAATACAGAGTTATGGCGATTCGGAATTTCTGGAAGCTGTGAATGGCAAGAATGTAGATGATGTAATGCCTGTAATGGATGAGTTGATGGACGCCATGAAGGTACTGCAACCCAGAATCTATGACAGCGTTATGCGAAAGATAGGCAATTTGTAAAGCAACTGGTGGTAAACAGCAGGACAGGTTTAATGCCTGTCCTGTTTTCTTATATTTTTTTATATTTTTTTCTAAAAAAGTATTGACTAATATACTACCGCATGATATAATAGCAGTGTCGAAAGACACAATAAAGGAAAGGCAGGTCGAGAACCGATGAAAAATGTGCGAGTGATGGACAATGGGGCGGCGTTCTGTGTGACAGTGGATGGCATGATTGTTGAGGCCTTCTCAACTTTGGGATCAGCTTGGAACCATATTGCTTGGATGTACAGGATCGCCAGTCAGGAATTTACAGTTGGTGAGAAGAAGATTCCGGTTAAGGAATGGATCGAAGCCGGTATTCATTACGGATGGCTTGAGAAGGATGTAGGATTCCGCAAGTGACTGATACCGACTACAGGGAACGGACACCGCTCCCTGAAGTCGATACCAGAAGGTATCAGCAAGAAAGGAAGGTCATGAACCATGAAGATCAGCGAGATTATGAAGAACGTCAGCACAGAGGAACAGGAACGCAGAATGGAAGCGGTCAATCGCATGAACATCCTCTGGATCAAGAAGCAGGTGTGTGAAGATTCCGAAAAGGCGAAGCGGATCGAAAAGCAGATCAAAATGATCGCTCGTCAGGAACAGAGTTGGATGAAGAACGTTGCGTTCTTCCTGTACTGAGAAAGGAGCGCTGACAATGACAAGGATGATCGAAAACAGTAGCATGAGTAAAGACGGATACGCAGAATCCGTGAGCTACCATCTGCCTACGATGGAGCTAAAGCGGAAGTCCATTCTGGGATATCTGGAAATGCTTCTTCAGATGGACATTGACAGCGGATTCCGTCTGAACTATCACGGCTACTTCAGGACAGAGAATCTGGCGAACGAAATCGCCTATGTGATGGGATGGGTTAAGGAAGCGCCCGGAAGGTTGCACAATCTGAATCGCATTGTACCGGATATTGACCAGTACAACAAGGTTCAGCAGACCATCCGGAACATGGCGAAGAAGGGGCATATCAAATTGTCAAAGAGTGGACGAGCATTCAGGATTTTGGATACATGGAGGGGCTGACGTTGACTACCGGAGTCCGTCAGGACTCTGGAAGCCAGTGCCAGACACTGGTGAAAGGAGGTGAGCAATTAATGGGCGTGGTTGTATATAATCGGAGAAAACCTTCCGGCAACATCTTCTATATTCTGGGACAGGCTTACACGGTCATGAGTCAGGAAGGGCGTACAGAAGAAGCGAAGAAGATGTGTGACAGGGTTTACAATTCCAGTAGCTACGAGTTGGCTCTGGAAATCATCTCGGAATATGTTGAGCTTGTGGAGGTAAAGTGATGGAAACGCTTAAGATTATGAATTATGAGCACGTCAAGTGCGACACAGGTGTTGATCTGAACAAGGTTGATTCGCTTTATATTGTCGTGATTTCAGGCGATGAGATTGTGACGGTTATTAAAGCAGATGGAACACAGGAAACGTTCGATTCTGCTAAGTTAAGTGGTGACAGTCGAGCACTTGACTTCTTTGACGGCGAGTACGGCGTACACAAAGATGATCTCGCTGAGTGGATTGAGCGCGAGGATTCATATTACTGGTTTGGGAGGATGCAGAAAGATGCTACAGTGTGACGGCTATAAAATGTTCAGAGGTACAGTCAGGGTAACGCCCGTGATTCGTCCTGATGGCACACGGTGGCGTGAACCGTTTGATCTGACTGGTGATTGGCTCTATGATCCAACTCGCCCTCATATCTGGTACTGTCAACCGAAGGGCGATTGGTCGCAGAGTTTTCACGAAAGCATTCTGAGCGACTTCCGTGAGGATGTAGGTTGATGTATGATAAAGATGCATTTTCCTTATTTATATATATCTTTTCTTCTTCCTTATATAAATATAGGAAATGTATGTTTATACTACATAAAGAGCATAATAAAGGGGGTTGAACAATACGAAAGAATATGATATCATAATGCTGAAAGGGGGTGAGTCAATGAGTTTGGGCGAGAGGATTCTGGAATACCGTGCTAGACACAACCTGTCGCAGGAAGAGTTTGCGAATCTGGTTCAGGTGAACGTAATGACAATCAACGCCATCGAAAACAACAAACGAAAACCGCTGCGGAAAACCGCAAAGAAAATTGAAATGATTATAAAGGAGAGCGAAAACAATGTTGAAGGCTGAAATTAAACCAAATGGCGATGGACAGAGTGTAAGCATTGAAATTATGGGAGATCTGCGGAGAGTGTGTGCTGATGTATGTGCCATGATTCACTCTATTGATGATCGACTTACTCAGAATGACCATAAATTGGGGCATGAATTTAAAGTTCTGCTCACTAAAGGCTTTATGGACGGAATTTGCTTCGGAGTTGATCGTGAACATATGAATCATTATATGGCTGAAGGGGATACGAAATATCGAATCGACAAAAAGGATTTTGACTGTAATCCGCTTATGAAGCTTCTGGACGAGCTGTGTGATTTTCTGAAAGAAAAGAATGTTGATTTGGAAAAGATCAATCGTGAATTGGAGGATGACGATGAAGCTGAGTAATTCAGGAATTCAACTGTTCAAGTCCTGTCGAAGAGCCTACGAGTTGAAGTACATTGAGGGCGTGTATCCGATTACTTCACCTGAAGTACTGCAACGTGGAAGCAATTATCATGAGAAGCTTGAACATGTTCTGAAGGGCGAGGATTTTGAACTTGGCGATCCGAAAACGGACGCTATGGCAATGGCTTTTAAGAAGTACGTTCTCCCAAAACTTGGCAATGTTGAAGCCGTTGAAGAATGGTTTGAGAAGCCTGCCGGAGGCAATGAGATTATTGGACGGTGCGATGGACGTTTGGAAGATGGGAGGCTTGTTGAACACAAAACAACTTCTTCCGCTCTGGACGAAGCGTATGTCGCAGGACTTCAGAATGATGAGCAGATTCTCACGTATATGTGGGCTTACGGTGTGAACAATATTCTGTATACTGTCTGTCGGACGCCAACGATCCGCTTGTGTAAGAATGAGACAGAAGATGAATTCAGGCAGAGGTGTCTGGACTGGTATTCGGAGGATACTGAGCAAAAGATTGGCATAATCAATGTATATCGTTCACCTGAAGAGATAGCTGAATTTGATAAAGATTTATGGTTAATCGCAAACGAAATAGAACACTGCGAAAACTATTATCGAGTGCCATCCCATTGTATGAAATGGAATCGTCCATGTGAATACGCCTCAATCTGCAGGAACTATGATCCGCAGATGGAATATGTAGGCTTTGAAAGAAGGGAGCGTTATCATGAAACTGACGGAACTGGTGCAGAGTAAACTTCCGGTAACGTGTCTGGCTTACTGTGCTCCGGGAGTAGGGAAGAGCACGTTTATCGGCCTGATCGGTGAACAGAGCAAGGGCAAAACCCTTGTTCTGGACATTGACCGGACATTCGTGCCGACCATGAGCAAAAATGAGGTTGTCCATGACTTTGACCGCATTGATGTGTGGCAGATCGACAACGTGCATACATGGACGGACTGGACGGAGAAGCTGAAGCTTCTTGACAAAATGCATGACGATGGAGAGCTTGAGTATGAGAACATATGCGTTGACAATATCTCGGAGCTTGAACGGTGTATTCTGTCCGATTTAGGAAGTCAGGGAAAGAACAAAGGTGTACCTGCACAGGCCGACTACCAGTATATGCAGTTCAAACTGGTAAACTCGCTTCGTTTCTTGAAAAGCCTTGGTGTGAACGTGTACCTGACCGCTTGGGAAGTGACGGAGCAGTTCCAGAATCCAGACGGAAGCAGTTACAGTCGGCTCTATCCGAAAATGTCCGTCAAGATTGTAGACAATATCTGCGGACTATGTGATGTAGTAGGAAAGATCAGGGTAAAGGACGGACAGCGGATCATCCAGATGGAAGCAACATCCAACGTGTACGCAAAGAATCAGCGTGACTGCCGCAAATGGTGTGCGGTTGAAGATTTTCTGGAAGGTGATGGAAAATGAAAACAATCACGGTAGAAGTCTTTGATGAAGCCGTTTCTGAAGTAGCGGCGAGGATTACCATGGAGCATCCGGACAAGCTTAAAGGAACTCTTATGTTTATAGCGTCTGGTATGGCGTTTGCCGTAGAATTGCGTAAAGAATTATTTGGAAAGGAAGATGAAGAATAATGGCTTGGAAATTTGAACGGACGGAACAGCAGTTCCAGACTATTCCTGCAGGAGATCATCGTGTGGTTATTGATTCCGCAGAGAAGGCCCAGAGCAAGGCCGGTAACGATATGTTAGTTATCAAGCTTCGTGTGAGCGGATACAATTCCATGTTGTGGCACTATATCGTGTTTATGGATGACCATCCTGAAATCACGAACGCCAAGTTGACGCAGCTGTTTGATTCATTCGGTATTGAGGACGGAAACTTCAATCTGGCTTCCTATACTGGTAAGGCCGGTGCTGCTCATGTCAAGATTGACGATCAGGGATACGCCAAGGTCGCATGGTTCATTCATAAGAACAAGCAGGACAAACTTCCGCCATGGAAGGGCGAACTTCCTGCTCCGTCTGGGTTTACTCCTGTCGAGGATGAGGATCAGCCGTGGTAAAACAGAAAGAGGGGCGGTGTATTCAATCACCGCTCCTCTTCCTCCTACCTACTATGGCAAACAACCAGCGTAAGTATTATACATGAGCGAAGGAGAAAAAGCAATGACTGGTAGAGAATTTGAGAATAAAGTGGCGAAGAAGCTGAAGGAAGCAGGATACTGGGTGCTTCGGATTCCACAGAACGAAACAGGACAACAGCCGTTTGACATTCTGGCTATCAAAGGGAAACGGATTCTGGCGTATGACGCCAAGGTTGTGAGCGATGGCAATCGCTTCCCTCTGGACAGGATTGAGGATAACCAGTATAACGCATTTCAGCTGATCCATAAAAAGACAGGTGCTGAAGAGATCGGACTGCTGATTCTTGCTGATGATAAAGTACGGTTCATGGATATCAGTCGCATGAACACAGAACTGTGGCTTGGAAAGAAGTCCGTGCAGATCGACAGCCTACCGGAATGGAGAGTAGTGTGATGTTCGCATTAGCTGACAATGAGATTGTTATAAAGAACGGAGCGGTAAGCTGTATGATGGAGCCGTTGAAACATATGCTTCAATGGCCGAATCCTGAATACGTGAAATGTGTAGAAGTAGGTCGGAGCGTATGGAACGTGCCGAGAGATATCGTTCTCTGGAAACGGAAAGGCGATGATCTGATTGCGCCATTTGGTATGCTCCAAACTGTCCGTCAGATTGCAAACGTGCTTCCTTCTGACCATCTAATGGGGCAGGAGCGTGTGTTTAGCGGTTCAGTCGATAACTTGTACGATTATCAGGAAGAAGCATTAAAGGCGGCTTTAAAGGCCAGAAACGGTGTATTGGTTGCTCCGTGTGGATCAGGGAAAACGCAAATCGGTCTGGCTGTTTGTGCGGAATTAGGGATGAATACTCTGTGGCTAACACATACGCAGGAACTTCTGAAACAGAGTATGGATAGGGCAAAGCAATATCTGAACGTTCCTATGGGAACGATCACTGGCGGAAAGATCAACGCAGTCAAAGGGATCACGTTCGCCACTGTTCAGACAATGGCAAAGATTGACTTGGCTTCGTTCAAAGACTTTTGGGATGTGGTCATTGTTGATGAATGCCACAGATGCGTAGGTACTCCTACGCAGTTGACCATGTTCTATAAGGTGGTGAACAGCCTCTCTGCACGGTACAAATATGGACTGACAGCCACTCCGAAAAGAGCAGACGGTATGGAAAAAGCCATGTTCGCTTTGTTGGGTAATAAGTTTTATGAGATCACAAAAGAGGATGTGAAAAACAATACATGCCCCGTGTGTGTATTAGAGCCAAAGCAAACAGGATGGGAGCCTGACATGGATAAATGTTTAAATCCAGACGGTACGCTGAATTATACAGCTCTCATAACTGACTGCATTGAGAATCAGGACAGGAACAGAGTTATAGCCAAAGAAATCAATTTTGCAGCAGGAGAAAACGGAACAACGTTAGTGCTGAGTGAGCGGGTGCATCATCTTGAATTATTGGCTGATTTATGTCAATATAAGCATGGTATTCTTTCAACGGCGAAAAAGAGTGAACGGCAAGATTTATTGCGTCAGTTGTCTGAAGGTGAAATAAGTGTTCTGTTCGCAACGTATGCGATTGCTAAAGAAGGATTGGACATTCCATGTTTACGCAATCTTGTCATGGCGTCACCTGTCAAAGACGAAATTACAGTTACTCAATCTGCAGGAAGGGTGATGCGGAAGTATCCTGATAAAGAATACGGTGTTATTTGGGATTTTGAGGACAACATGAGAATGCTTCAGAACTGGTTAAAAAAGCGTATGAGAATATATGAAAAACTTAATAAGTAAGGAGGCAAAGTTTGAATGAAAAAATTGATTATTGTCCTTATCATGTTCGCAATCGTAATATTTCTTACTGGGTGTGTAAAAGCAAAAGACGAAAACGGAGAATATGTGAATTCTTGCTTTGGGTTAATCGAAATTGAAGGCGAGTCTCAAAAACAATTATTATATGACCCTGAAACAAAAGTTGTTTACATGTATATCTATAGTATATATAGAGCTGGTATAAGTCCATATTACGTTATTGGAGAAAATGGAAAACCGGAGGTCGCCATGTATGGTGTTAATTACAAGGAAAGCCGGTGAAGCGGATGCTTGACAGGAGAAAATATATTGAAATTTTAAGCAAGACAGCAAAAACAGTAAAAGAATTCAACGAGGATACTCCAATAATGCTCAGTTTGGAATGCATTGAAGATATTCTGGAACTGCTGAAAGAGCAGGAAGCGGAGATACGGCAGTTGAGGCTCGCCCTTGATATTGCAAAGGGAACGTGCAACGGGATCAAGGTGGAAGGTCGGTGAAGTGAATGATTCAGATTGATATGCCGATGCCGAAGAACTGCCTTGATTGTCCTGCCTGTAATGAATATCTGATGTGTGCAATTCCTGTTAACGGCAGAAAATGGGGCGAAAACGATGTTCGTGAGTTCGGACAAAGCAGACCGGAGTGGTGTCCGCTGAAAGAACAGGAAGCGAAAACAGGGCATTGGATTGATAGTGCCGGGAACGACAAATGCTCTATCTGTGGAGAAGAATATTCTGATTTGTATCCGGACTATGGTAACACGCATTTTTGCCCAAACTGCGGTGCGAAGATGGAAGGCAGGTGAAGTGGGATGATGGATGATGAACACATTGTGCAGGAATGTATTTGTCTGAAATGCTTTTACAGGTGGATTGATGTTCGCCCGGTCGGAATGAAATTGAAGGATTTGGAATGCCCGTCCTGTCATTTTGTCTGGTATGTCATTGGCACTGGTGAACCAATTGAAGAAACTTAAGGGCGGCAAGGAAGGTCGGTGAAAATTGAATGATTCCCCAAGAGCTTAAAGAGCTTAAACAATGGGTTTGTTGGGCAGGAGATAAACTGCCGAAGAATCCGATGACTGGCGGTAACGCCATGTCGAATAATCCATCAACGTGGTCAGATTATGAGACTGCCGTATCTGCAGTGAAGAAATATCATTTCGATGGTATTGGATTTATGTTCGCTCCGCCGTACTTCGGCGTTGATCTGGACAAATGCATTGACGATTCTGATTTTGTCGATGAGTTTGTGGAGGGGCTGCGGTCCTATAATGAGATCAGCAAATCCGGTAACGGTATTCATATTATATGTAAGGGAACTCTGCCAGAAGGGAACAGGCGTAGGGGCAAAGTTGAAATGTATTCTGAAGGGCGATACTTTATTATGACCGGAAATCAGTACAACAGCAAGTACGGCGAGATTGTAGACTGTACGGAACGGATAAAGGTTCTGCATAGTAAGTATCTGCCAGATTTAACGCCACAGACGATAAAGGATACGCAGATTGTTCGTCTGGAATTAACTGACACGCAGATCATAGACAAGGCGAGGTCATGTAAGACCGGACAGGTATTCCAACTATTATATGATGGTGCTTGGCAAGGGCTGTTCAATTCACAGTCTGAAGCGGATCTGGCTTTGTGTGGACAGTTGGCGTTCTGGTGCCAGAAGGATGAAGTCCAGATTGACCGGATATTCAGAGCGTCAGGACTAATGCGTCCGAAATGGGATCAAAAACGCGGCACAAACACTTATGGGCAGATGACAATATCAAAGGCTGTCAGTACGTGTGGAGAAGTGTATACTCCGCAACGTGGCAGTAATGATACGGAACTGGCGTTAAGTCTGTTCGGAAAGAAGAAGCCAAGGGTAACAAAGCATTATGACCGGACTGATACCGGAAACGCTCACAGGCTGTATGACAGATGCAATGGAGAGATCCGCTATTCATACGCTAGAAAGAAATGGTACTACTGGACAGGAAAGCTCTGGGCACTTGATGATACAGGCGAGGTAAAGAAGTACACTGATTTGGTACTTGCCGACATGAAAGCACAGGCGTTTGAGATTGATGACGAAACAGAACGTGAGCAGTTCCTACGATTCGTAACTGCTTGTGGAAATAGTAACCGGAAGAACGCCATGATAACGGAGACTCAGCATTTGGATGGCATTCCTATTCTTCCTGAACAGATGGACGCTTATCAGGAATACTTGAACTGTCAGAATGGGATTATCAATCTGCGGAACGGTGAGTTGATGCCTCATGTGCCAGAATTCATGATGACGAAAATCTGTCTGTCTGAATATGATACGAGCAATAAGAAACCTGTTAGGTGGCTGAAGTTTCTGGATGAAGTCTGCAACGGAGATCAGGATTTGATCCGCTACCTTCAGAAGTGCGTAGGATATTCATTGACAGGAAGTACAAGAGAGCAATGTGCGTTTTTCCTGTATGGTATCGGCAATAACGGCAAAAGCACATTTCTGGAAACACTGTCTGATATGTTAGGGAACTATGCCGCCAATGCACAACCGGACACGCTTATGACAAAGCGGAATGATTCAGGTGGGGGAGCTAATTCTGATATAGCTAGACTGAAATCTGCTCGGTTTGTGACAACCGAAGAGCCAAGTGAAGGGGTTCGGCTGAATGAAGGTTTGGTAAAACAGTTAACTGGCGGTGGCAAAGTAACATGTAGATTCCTGTTTGGCGATGAGTTTGAGTATGAGCCAGAATTCAAAATCTGGATTGCCACAAACCATAAGCCTGTAATACGTGGAACAGACGTTGGCATCTGGAGACGGATTAGGCTGATTCCATTCGAAGTGAACATTCCAAAAGATAAGGTTGATAAAAACCTGAAGTATAAGCTTCGTGAAGAAATGCCGCAGATTCTTCATTGGGCAGTTGAAGGATGTATGCTTTATACACGTGAAGGATTGGAGATGCCAGACTGTGTGAAGAAAGCAACGGATGAATATAAGAGCGAAATGGATTTGTTGCAGACATTCGCTGATGCATGCATTGTCGTAGATTATTCTGTTCCCAAAGGCGTACCTGCTAATGAGTTATACTCTGCGTATGTTCGTTGGGCTGAACGCAACAATGAGTATGTGATGACGAGCAGAAAATTCTTTACGGAGATGGGAAAGAAGTTGCCGGAAAAGAGAAGGGAAGCCAGAGGAATCGTATATGGGCAGATAAGGCTATTAGAGGGCGAAAAACAGTATTCAATAAGTGATTTTACATAATGCATAAGTATGCATAAGAAAACACAAGGAAAATCAACGCTTCCAGAAAGGTCAAACTCTAAAACGGGCAAAATGCCCGTTTTTTTCTGCATAAATGAGTGAATAATCCAATTTTTGGAAAAACAAAAGTGCGAAAAACCGAACGCTGAGACTGTTGATTTTCCTCACTTTTTGATGACCGAAAACGCTGGAATGAATTATACATAAAATATGCATTTTGCGTAAAACCCATGTCTGACTTTAAAAACGTATATTGGTTCATTGAAAAGTAGACAAGGCTAGAATCGCCTAAAAATGCCCTTAAAATGCGTTTCTATGTTTTTGTATATTTTTTTATATTTTTTCATAAAAAAGTATTGACATTTTATGTCATGCATGATAGAATAGCTTAGATGGAAAATCCATCGAATAAAATGAGCGGAGGTCATGAACCATGAAACATGAGAACGCAGACAGAATGTTGATTTCCTTCTTCAACATGCAGATGAACACTCGCTACAGAGTTACGAACAGGGGTGAGGAACTTGAACAGATCATCAATGATGATGAGAGCAATGTTTCCGATATTCGGACTGCCATGAAAGAGTGGAAGCACAACGGTGGACATGATGACTTCACTGCCTTCATTAATTGGTACAGGTATGAGCGGAACACCGTAAAGGAAAATGTTTCACGTGAAACAATTCCGCAGACGAACAATGGACTGGACGCCAGTCTGAATCTCCTGTCAAATGTAGTTGCCAACATGGTAGCTCAGATGAAGTCCGAAGAAATCGAAAAGAAGGTTGCTGACGGACTGAAAGACAAGGTGGACGCATACATCTTTGAGCAGTACGGAAAGATCGAAAAGCAGGTCACTCTGGTTTCCGAATTTGGGAAACATCAGGTGCCCGGGGTTCAGCATGAGAAGTTTGAAACTGTCCTGAAGTTTGTCGCAAATAACGAGCCGGTTTACCTGAGTGGCCCTGCCGGTTCTGGTAAGAACGTCATCTGTAAACAAGTTGCAGAGGCACTCGGACTTGATTTCTACTTCACAAACGCAGTCACTCAGGAATACAAGCTTACCGGATTCACAGATGCCAATGGTCATTTCCATGAAAGCCAGTTCTACAAGGCATTCGTAAATGGGGGCGTGTTCATGTTGGATGAAATGGACGCCTCAATCCCTGAGGTTCTGATTATCCTGAATGCGGCAATCGCAAATCGTTACTTTGACTTCCCGGCCCCGATCGGTAAGGTGAATGCACACGAAAACTTCAGGGTTATCGCTGCAGGTAACACACTTGGACATGGAGCAGACCAGAATTATGTAGGACGCAATACGTTGGATGCCGCCAGTCTGGATCGGTTCGCCATGATTGAAATTGATTACGACAACCGGATCGCTCTGAATGTTACGAACAATAACTCGACGCTTGTTGTGTTCTGTAATAACTTCAGGAAAGCCGCTGAAAAGAACGGACTGCAGGTCACGGTATCGTACAGAGCCATGAGTAGGATGGCTAAAATGGAAAGTCTGATCGATACGAAAGAGCTTCTGAAAACCTGCCTTGTCAAGGGGCTTGAGAAGGATGATCTGAAGATGCTGATCCAGTCTTTCAGTGGGGAGCATAGTAAATACTTCGATGCCCTGAAAGAGATCGAGCAGGAGGTGGCCTAAGATGAGCACGATCAAGACGATCAATTCTCCGGTATTCGGAAAGCTTAACATGGAAATGTATGGATCTGCGCAGGAAGTTGCCAAAGATTTGGAAGTCAGACAGAGAACAAGCTCCAGTTTCGAGGATACTTTCCGCAGTGGACGGCGTGACTTCATCGGAGCCACGAAGGAAGAAACATTCCGGATGCTCCGTGAAGGATATCAGCCAACGGTTGACGCCTTGAAGAAAGGCACGAAGATCACCGCTACCGGGAAACGGTTCAAGAGCTTCAATGATGTGGTCGGCTTCCAACCGATCATCCCGAATGCCATCATGGGACTTCCGAACGCAATGGTGAACAGTTCAATGGCTCCCATCAAAACAAAGGTGCTTGATATCTATTACGATATGACGGTGAGTTGCTTTGTTGACAGCGATGATCTGATTAAGGCCGGTCAGAAGATGCTTGGAACGATTCTGGAAATGGAAGCACAGGGGTACCGCTTCAACCTGTACGTGTGTCAGACTTACGGCGATGGTAAAGGCTGTGACATGCTCTGTGTGAAAGTCAAGAGTGCAAATCAGCCCTTCGATCTGAAACGGATGAGTTTTCCAGTATCACATACCGCATTCTTCAGAGGAATTGGATTTGACTGGTACGCTAAGTTCCCTCTGGGCACGTACCGTTTCGGATACGGAACGCCGATGTATCATCTGAAGACGCAGGATGAAATCAAGGGCGAGTTCAAACGCCTGTTCGGTAAGGGAGCAACCTACTTCAGTGCCCAGACTCTGGTAAATAAAAAGAGTAACGCAGAGAATTATATCAAGGGGGTGCTGACAAATGACAAGTGAGCGTTGGGTAAACTGCCCTCACTGTGGGCATAAGATGTTCAAATGGATAGACGGCAAATGGGTGCTTGAGGTCAAGTGCCCATCCTGTAAGAAGATAACTGTACTGGAAGGTGGAGAGCAGAATGTACGGATTAAGAAGCAGGTGTAATGGTTGTCATCTCCGCTCGTTGGGATGCCATGTGTCCTGTAGCATGAGACGTCGCAGGACAATCTGGGAATGGTTGTTCGGAAAGGCAGGTGAGCGTGATGATTTGTCCAAACTGCGGAAGCTGTAACTACATGGTGGAGTACACGTTCGAAAAGCGTGACGGTATTCGCAGACGGCGTAAATGCTTGAGCTGCAACCGGAAGTTTATCACTTATGAGCGTGTCGAAAAAATGTGCGATGAAAGAAGGAAGCGGAAATGACTGATAGGGAGAAGGCTATCAAGACGCTGGAAAGTATACTTGATGCCGATATTTATGATTATTGGCTGTCCGGAGAAGAACGTAAGAGCGTTTGCGATGCTATTGTCCTGCTGAAAGAGCAGGACGCGAAACCACCTGCAATAATGCAAGACATTGAAGGCATCTGGTCAACGTGTTCAATGTGCGGACATAAATTACGTCCTATTTTGGCAATGGAAATGGACACATATTTCCCAAAGTTTTGCTCTGAATGCGGACAGGCGGTGAAATGGGAATGAAATGGGAGCAATTTGAGCAAATGCATTTGTGTGCACAGGAGTTTGCAAACAAAGTTTTGACAGATATCGAATGCCCTAAATGCGGCAAGTATCTTTTCCAAAGGACAGACATAATTTTAACAAGCTATCCGGAACAGTACCAGTATGAATGCAAATGCGGTTTTGTTGGATATTCTCATGCGAAGTGGAATGACGCTTTGCTGAAACAGGCATCTGAGATTTCTGCCGAGAAAAGAATGCGGATCTGCAGAGTTATGTTTAATCGGTGCTATTCAGAACATGGAAATTTCATGTGCCAGTATTGCGAGTTTAGATCGGTGTGCGAAAGGGAGAGGGACTGTGACGCTAAAGGAAATAGCTGAATCAAATTGTCTGGATTATATGACGGTTTATTCTGGAGCAATGAAAGCAGGAGTGTTAAAACGATTCAGGAAAAATATGGATTATGATGAAGAAGCTGTCCTTAATGGCGTGGCTCTTTATCTGTCCGAAAGAATTTCCAGACATTTGCAAAAAGTAGCCAAATTGACAGTTGACAGGGAGCTTGTCAGGCAATCACTGAAAAACAAAGGCTAAAAACAAGGCAAGAAGGTCGGTCTGGCTTCATGGATGATATAATATTCATTCTGAATCAGACAGGGCTAAAACAGGCTAAAAAGGGGCTTAAAATAAGCCCCTTGTTTTTTGGCGTATTTTGTAGTACACTTTCGTATAGCGGAAGGAGGTGTGGCGGATGGATGGATTTGTGCCTACAAAGGCTGTGACCGTAAGGATTCCGATTGAAGTTGTCGAAATGCTTAACAAAATAACGCAACAGACTGGACAGACGAATAAAGAAACTATTGAAGCTATGATTCGGAGGGCTTACGATGATCTATTTGGAGAATAATGTTTTCGATGAAGCCCTTGAGCGTATCCGGTACATTTATGATGAGTTTGACGATGTAATTGTCAGCATGTCAGGCGGTAAGGATAGTACGGTTGTGTTTCATCTGGCTTTGATGGTTGCAAAAGAGAAGGGTAGATTGCCCTTAAAGGTTTTCTGGCTTGACCAAGAAGCTGAATGGCAGTCAACAGTAGACTATATGGATTCTATTATGAGATTGCCTGAAGTAAAGCCATATTGGTTTCAAGTACCTTTTGACTTCACAAACAGCCTGTCGCCCCAGAAGAACTTCATCCATCTTTGGGCTCCTGAAGATGAAGCTTTATGGATTCATCCACATAGCGATATAGCCATCACTCAATGTAAGAGTAAGGATAAACGTTTTCATCAGCTTATCAAATCGCTTCAGTCTGAATGTACTGAATCTGATAACGCTATAGCACTTTGTGGAATGAAAGTGTCTGAATCAATGATGCGAAGAATGGCTCTTACAACCGGAAAATCTCGGTATAGGGGGCTGATGTGGATTTCAAAGAAGCAAAAAGGCGTTGTTCAAACTGGCTACCCAATATATGACTGGAATGATTCCGATATCTGGACAGCCATAGGACGCAATCATTGGGCTTACAACGTTCTGTACGATAAGATGTATCAGTTCGGCGTATCGCCGCAACGTATGCGGTGTTCTGCTCTCATCCATGAAACGGCGTGGCATTCGATTGAACAACTTCAGGAGTTTGAACCGGAAACGTACAATCGCTTCTGCAAACGTGTCCCCGGCACTGACACTTTTGCTCATGCGTTTGAAACTGAAGTGATTCCAAAGAAACTGCCGTTCATGTTCCGTGACTGGAAGGAATACAGGGATTATCTGCTTGTCCATCTTGTAAAACCTGAATATCATGAATTATTCAGAAAACGATGGCAAGGTCAGGATACAGTGGAATGGTACAAAGTTCATGTGCGTGAATGTATCGTAAACGATATTGATGGCACGATAAATACTGACTTAAAATTGGCTACAAGGAAAGGCGGTGGCTCAGTTGATAAAAGACCAACCCATAAATTCAGTGCGGTGGATTCCCATATCCAAAGTGTTCGCAAATAATTATAATCCCAACTCGGTTGCTACGCCTGAAATGAAGCTGTTGTACACCAGTGTTAAGAAGGATGGCTATACACAGCCAGTTGTTGTGATTTACGATCAGGCGAAGGATCGCTATGTCATTGTGGACGGATTTCACCGCTATTCAATCATGCGGAGATACAAGGATATTTATGAGTCCTGCGAAGGTAAGCTCCCATGCGTTGTTCTGGAAGGAAAAACCATGAATGATCTGATGGCGTCAACAATTCGGCATAATCGTGCCCGTGGTAAGCATTCTGTACAGGGAATGAGTAATATCGTTATGGAAATGCTCATGAATGGAGCGTCAGATGCTCAAGTCTGTATGGAATTAGGAATGGAGCCTGAAGAACTTGTCCGTCTGAAGTACATCACTGGATACGCAAAACTTTATGAGAAGAATGAGTATAGTAAAGCATACGTTTCCCAGAAACAAGCCGTGAATATGGCTAATTATAAGAAGGAGCA